CTTTCCAATAAATACCCAAATATTTAAGTTTCAAAAAAAATTTCCGCGTTTGCGCGAATTACAGGGCAGGCAGGCGGCTTTCCTGGGCGTGGGCATGGCATACCCTTGCGTAATCACCGATGCCGTAATCCTGGGCTTCCTGGTTGGCGTAGTGCCGAAAGATTCCCTTGCGTTCCAGGCTTCCTTTAACCGTATGGCAATTCTTGCAAAGGGATTGGAATACATTGTGGAAGAACGCTTCTTCACCTATCAATTGCCAGGCGAACAGGTGATCCACTTCGGTTGCCTGGGTGATCTTGCCCGCACATCGGCAGGATTCACACAATGGATTCATTGACAAAGTACGCATCCTAGTACGCGACCATTGCGCGGTTTGATACTTGGCGTTGAATTGTTTACGCTTAATGGTATCGTTGTATCCCTTGCCACCATGCACCATGCAATAGGTGTTAAGTGGGGATCGTTCGTTAGCGCATCCCAGGTACGCGCACTTAGTCTGTTTCGGTACGGTTGGCATGGAACCTGGGAAGGGTATCGTAATCGTAAAGGGGAAGGCTTACCACCCTTGATGTTGGCAGGTACTTCCCATGCCCTTCCTGCGCCTGTACCGGTGATCCATATATCACCCGTTGTTCCCCGCAATGGCAACATACTTCCGGGTACTGCGGGGGATTACTCGTTAACACGAACCCGGTTTCGTGCCAACAATGATTGCAGTCCATCTTATTTCAGCGTTAACAAATAATTGGTGCGATCAACGGTTGCGGCGATCTCGTCAACAATGTTTTGCAGTTGGGTATCGTTAGGCAAATCGGTACGCATGGATTGAATGTAATCAGCCATTTCGCCGACATACGAAACACCATCCGGCATATCGGTATGCGAACAAGGGATGTTGCCAAACCTGCCGTAAATGCCCATGTATGTTTCCGCCAGGGTATCGGTAAGATCAGCCAAGGAATCGTACAGTTTGCCGATTGCTTTATGTTCCGCGTAATTGGTGGTGTTCCAATGAATCAGGCGCAAACAGATTTGCCCGCATATCAAAACGCCCAAAAAGTTTTTCATTGCATCGTGATTCATATATTCCCCTTCCGGTTGTTCTTTGTAACCATGCGCCCGCGCCGCCCTTGCAACTGCAAGTGCCTTTGCTTTAGTGTCAAAGCCCCCTTTGGAACCCCACCACCATTGACCGTTTCGATAGGCGATTGGCATGATTAACAGTTTAATCCGTTTTCACTTTGTAACGGTAGGTATTTTTCCTGCCAGGCTTTTTATCTTCATGCGGTTCCTTGATCCTGGATACCTTTTCCGCGCTTACCAATTTGCACAAAGTTACCTTGATCGAAGTAACTTTCGCGCCCAGGGCGGCGGCAATCTGATTCGAATCCAAACCAGGTTTTTCGTTTAGTAGGTTAACAATCTGTTCTTTAAGAACCATTTTTCTTTTCCTTGTAGTGTTGGGTTGCGGGGGCGAGAATTGAACTCGCGATCTAAACGCCCGAATGAAGGGCGCAATCCTTAACCGTAAGCCCCGCGTAAACATTTAATTCGCCTTATTTTTTACGCCCTTCGGTCTGCCACGCCGCTTTACGGCAGGCTTGCCCCTGGGAACCTTTGCCACCGCAGTTGGTGCGGATTGGGTAAGCGTATCCAGGAAAGCGTTAAGCCCCGAAAGATCAAGGCGGCTTTCGCCTTCAACGGTAACCACCGCGCCTTTGTAATCAATTGCTAGTTTCATGTCGTGTTTTCCTTACGGTTGTTTGCAAGAAGTGGAACAGTTGCCGCCGTAACAACAGGTGTTGCAATAAACGGCTTGCCCGTTTGAAATGTAATTCCAGGCTTTGCACACCTGGGTACTTTGTGCAATGGCAGTACCGGCGATTAAACCAATAACGATTGCGGCGAGAATTTTTCTTATCATGTCTTGTTTCCTTTCGTGTTTAGTGCGGTTCAACTGTTACGCGAATCATCCCCCGCACTTCCGGGCGGATCGCAATTGTTAATGTAAACCTTTTATCATTCACGCGCAAGGCATCCGCGATTCCATCCAAGCCCGCCTTAAATGCCGCCAGGCAGTTATCCAGGTCATAAGCCCGCCTGGAAGGTGGGAAGAACTCAATTGCCAGGTGAATTTCGCCTTCTTCGGGTAGTTGCGGATTGCCAACGATTTCCCTGGTAAGTACGCAACAAGCCATGCGGTAACGCTTTTTGGCTTCGGCAACCTTTGCCCAATGGGTTCGGGCATTGGGGCGGCAATCGGCAGGGAACCAGGGCAAATTGATAATCATGCTTTACCCAGGAATCGCGCATACCAAATCGCTTCGTTTGCCAGGCGAATAATGAATTCATCGGCGGTAAGCCCTTGTGGAATCATGTCCAATATTACTTGCACATCCTTGGCGGTCAACGGATCATCTTTTCGATTGTTTCGTTCAACACCGTTAATTCCGTTTTCTTCAATACTTGCCATATTCTTTTCTGCCCATGTATGCCGTTAAATGAACCCCTATGACAATCCGGGCATAACGGTATGCATAAGTATTGGAAGTGTTGTTCGATATGGTGGGCTTCGGTTTCCCCTTGCCTGCCACATACCCCGCAAGGAAATTCCTTAACGGCGGCGAGGTGCTTTTTTTGTTTTGGCGTTAACTTGTTGTTCATGTATTGATCCCAGGGGCTTTCCCGCTTCAACTGCGGCTTTGCGCTTGCATATTCGTTCACAACCGCAATTCTTCCCTTCTTGCCACGCAGGAAATTCACCATAACGCGGGCGATAGAAATCCACCAATACTTTACGAAGATACTTGCAGGGTTCGGATTGGATGAAACGGGTACGGCAACATTCAATATTGAAGTTGTATGTTCCGGTGGGTTGCGTTTTTGATCGTTCACAGGCGGGGCAGGTCATGCGGATTTCAACTGATAAACATTGGATTGGCTTTGTTGTTCGCGGGCGGCGGAATAAACGGCTTCACGAAATTTAATTGGGTGATCGAAATCCTTTTCGAAAATGCCCAACTCGTTACCCTTCATGGTAATACCCGACCAGGTTTCATGCCAATCCTTGCCCATTACTTTGCCTGGTATTGTGGTTTGGATTTCATCATCCCATCGTTCGGCGCGAAGCCAGGTTGCGGGGTACGGAATGTATGCGTGGTTATCTTTTAACCATTGTTCCGAATTGCATTGCGCCTGGATCGCCGTAAGGATTTGTTCCAAGGGCGGGCGAATGGCTTTGGTTTGTTGCCAGGCTTTGCGGGCATCACCTTTGGCAACCTTGCGTGGATATGCTTTGTAAAACATATCGAAGGCTTGTTCATCGGTCATTTTTTTCCTTGTCTTATCTTGTTAAATCTTATTACGAATTTGTTTCCTTCACTCGAAAGCAATTACACAATTGCCCTTCGGTAATCCTTTCATGCAAGTTACAAAATTCAAATACACCAACAATTTCAAAATGTTTGCAAGTTGAACAATTTGGCATTGAAAAAAAATTTACAAAAACTTCACCTAAAAATACTTTTTGGTTTTCGGTCATAACAAACCCCTTTCAAAGTTTGTTTACACCTGGGAACAATAACACATTGTTTATTACTTGTTAACAGTCATGTATATTTTTTTTCGTTTTTTGAACACATAAATTGCCTTATGTATATGTATTCAATATTTTCACCCAAACGCCCCCCTACCCCCAAGGGGTAAGAAAGCAGGATGGCTTCACCCGGAAAAATTCCGACCTTCGCATGGAATGGATTGGGTACCATTACCCCCCGGCTTGAAGGTTCACGCCCGCCGCAGGCTTTACGGATTTGCACCGGGTTGGGAAAGCCATCCCCACCATCCTGTACCCTTTTCTTGTCAGCCGCCGGGTTGGGCGCATTGCTACCGCGAACAGTACGGCAACGGCGTGGCACAAAAAGAAAAACCCCCAATGGCTTTGGTGGGCTTGACCCTTGGCGTTGGGCAATTTTGGAAACAGTACGCAACCGCAAGGGAAATCTACCCCTACCAAAATCACACAAGCCCACCAAAAACATCGGGGGTTGTGATCCTTGAATTGCATTTCCAACAGTTGCCACACCGTTAGCACCTGCAATTCTGCCGGAAATTTCTGCCAGGTGTCAACAACAATTGAAAAAAAGCCCAAAACTTAGGGAAAACACCTAGAAAAACACATCAAATAATTGTTTACACACCGTAAACAATCCATGTTAAGATTCTCGTACGGTCAAACATTCCATGACCGGATGAAAAAAAGGAAATTAAACATGAAATCACAAGAAATTCAAATGCTAGGTTGTACCGTTGAAACCGTTGAATCATCATTCAACACCGCGTACAACATCAATATGCGCCTTGCCGGTATGTTGTCCGATGCCCAAGAACTTATTGCGATGGGCAAGCAAGACCAAGCCAACCAGGTAATCAATCAAGTAAAACATTACTTCTTTGAATTCACCGATACACGCAATCAAGTTTCCGCAAAAAAACAAATCTAACCAATTGGGCGCAAGCCCTTTGGTGGATCGCGTTATGAGCCAACCAACCAATACGATAGGAAAAGAAAAGATGGAAACAATTAAACGAATCATGGTTCCCCTTGTTTACTGCGATTACATCGCCCTGGTAATCAAGGAAGCCATTGCCCATGAAACCACCCAACCAGGTTCATTGCTTGCCGGTTGCGGATCGGTACGCTACGACCTGGGCGAAGATGGATCATTTGCATCCACCACCAAATTCATTAACTGCGCCGATGTTAACGGGCGTTTGTACGAAATCACCATAAAGGAAGTTACCAAATGAAAAAGCCAAATTCAAACCTGGTAATGCGCGATTACGCGCACGAAGAAAAGCAAAGATTCATTCGGGAAGTGTCAGCCCGCACCCCGATTGGAAGGGAAGAAACCTTGGGCGAAAAAATCTTAGTTAGTGTTTTATTTGCAGTTTTTTTAATCTTGATCTGTTTTATTTGAAAGGAAACAAACCATGTCTGAAATTAACAACCAGGAACCAATCCAGGAACCTACCGGCATTGACCTTTGGAATGTTGAATTCCAAGCATTGATGCAGGAAGCCCGCAAGCGTGAATTGTTTGCACCGGATGTTTTGTTCATTCTTGCCCGCGCCGTTAACGAAATTCAACATCAAATGAATTCGATTTTGTTTACGCACGAACACAAAGTTAACCAGGAACAAGGGGAATAAACGATGCAACAAATTGCAACTGCGCTTGTGAAAGCCCAACGGGATTTCGCGCCCGCCTTGAAAACATCAACCAACCCGCACTTCCGTTCGCGTTACGCCGATCTTGCGGCTTGCGTGGAAGCGGTGATTGATTCCCTTAATGCCAATGGCATCGCCCTGGTACAACGCACCCACGATTCCGATAACGGGGTTGCGGTGGAAACCTTGTTGGTTCACGAATCCGGGGAAACAATTTCCGGCGGAATCCTTCATGTACCCGCCGCCAAACATGATCCCCAGGGGTACGGTTCCGCCCTTACCTATGCCCGCCGGTATTCCTTGATGGCGGCTTGCGGCATCGCCCCGGAAGATGATGACGCCAACGCCGCGCAAAGAACGCGCCCTATGCCCGTTCCCAGGAACGCCGGGGCATCGGTATCACCTGAACAAAATAACGCGCCTGGGGGCGATCCTGCCCCTTCCCAGGATGAAATTGATAAGGCGGCGGCAATCATTCGCGCTTGTAAGACCCTGGTAAACCTGCAAGTTGAATGGCAGGGATTGCCCAAGGAATTGCAAAAAGCGGTTGTTGCGGTAAAGGATGAAGTTAAAGCCGCCCTGGTTGCAGGGCAAAAGAAAACCATCGAAGGAAAAGAATGATGCCAAAACAGTTTGAAGCCATTACGGTTTTGCAGGCAATCAATGATCGCATTGATTATCTGCAAGCAAAGTACCGCGACACCGAAGGCGAAGAACGCATGGAATGGAAATCCAGGTTTAACGAAGCAAAAGGCATCCGCGAGGCAGTCTTGATCGCGCTTGATGTTGAAGCCCGCAAAGGCGATGCAAGTGATTTAACGAAAGGAAAATAAATATGCGCGAAGCAAACCAACTGCAAAACACCGGTGCATGGTTCAACGAACGAACCGGCAAACTTACCGCTTCCAGGATGGCGGCGGCAATGTCTTACCTGAAAGCAAAAAAAGATGAAGCCCCGAAGGAAGCATCCGAACGCCGCAAGTTAAAAATTGAAATTCTTGCGGAACGCCTTACCGGGAACATTGTTCCTAAGTATGTAACGCAAGAAATGCAATGGGGCATTGACCAGGAACCCGCCGCAAAGGAAGCGTTCACCGCCAAAACAGGCTTGGCAATTACTGATCTTGGTTTTGTTGAACATCCAACCATTGATTTGTGCGGTTGTTCGCCGGATGGATTGATTGAATCCACGCACGAATTAGTTGAAGTTAAATGCCCATCAACGGCAACAATGCTTTCCTGGTTAATGGAAGCCGCCCAGGATAAAACCTGGGTTCCCGAAGAATACAAACCACAAATGGCATTGCAATCGGCTTGCATCGGCGGCATCCCGGTTTGGTTTTGTGCGTTTGATCCGCGCTTGCCGGAAAAAAATCGTTTGTTGGTTCGCAAGTTTGTACCAACGCCGGAATACATCCAGGAAATCGAATCCAATGCGGTTCGCTTCCTGGGCGAAATTGAAGCAATGTTTGAACAAATAACCTTGGGGGTTGAATAATGATTACAGTAGGCTTGGCAAGGATCGGCAACGATCCAACGGTGCGTTATACGCAAGCAGGGAAAGCGGTTTTGGAACTTTCCTTGGCGTATAACTTTGGGCGCAAAGGGCAGGATGGCAACTACGCAACGCAATGGATCAACGCTTCGCTTTGGGGCGAACGATGCGAAAAGATTGCCGGTTATTTGCACAAAGGCGGGCAAGTGGTGGTTGAACTTACCGACCTGCACATCAACGAATACGCGAAACAAGATGGCACAAAGGGCGTAAACCTAAAAGCCATGATTCGCGATTTGCAGTTGGTTGGCAAACCGCAATCCCAGGATGCCGCGCAACCTGCCGTAAGACCTGCCGCCGCACCTGCCCAAGCGGATTTCCCCGATGATGATATTCCGTTTTAAGGGGGTTCGAATGAGCATAGGCGAAGAAAATCTTGGATCATCCCTGGTTGCAGTCAACAACCTAAACATGAAGTTGCAACGCATAAGTGCCGATGGCAGGCGGCACAAAGAAATGCGCGAATTGGCAACGCAAATCATGTTGGAATGTCAAATGATCCGCGAAGTAACGGAAGAAGCCCTGGGCAATAAAACGCCCGGTTTATTTGAACGATGGTTTGGGAAAGGATTTGTTAAATGATTACGCCAAGATCAATAAATCCAAATTTTGAACCCCACCCAACAATTGAAGGCATTGCATATTTCTTCTTGGTAATTCTTGCAATTGCCGCAATTGTTATTTATATGCAAACACGAAAGGAAAATATTGATGGCTTTAATCGCCCGATTTTTTATCGTAAGCGTAGCGTATGGCGTAGCGTTATCAATCGCCGTAATGCAGGTATTGTTTGTGGGGCTTTGTTTTTTACTTGGCTTGGGTTTTATCTTGATCGCCTTTCCAATCTTTGTAATTAAACAAACGCTTTTTAAATAAAAAAACCCCCGGTTTGAGCCGGGGGCTAATCCATCCTCACGCGATGGCAACTGCTTGCAAAGAAGGGAAACAATGATACGGGTATATTTTAGCCCAACGGAACTGCGAATATGCCGGGGAATTGGTAAATTGCGCCACGAAATCACATCCAACCAGGGAACCGAACGGAAACAATCTCAAACCCTGGATGGTTTACAAATGTCCATTGATGGCGTAATCACCGAATACGCGGTTTCGAAGGCGTTGAACCTGCACTTTGATTTGAATTGCGATTTCCGTAAGTTTGGGGCGGATTTAAAGTTGCATACAGGCGCAACCGTTGATGTTAAAAGTACGAAGCCAGGCGGTAACCTAAACGCGGTGAAATGGTCAAACGGCAAAGATGCCGATTATTTTGTTCTTACGGAAATTCACCATAACTTTGTAAGTATTGCGGGATACATCCGGCGCGATTACTTCCTGGTTGAAGCCAACCTGCGGGATGTTGGTAATGGCGCGTTTTATTCTGTACCGCAAAGTTACCTGGGATCAATCGAAGATTTGATGCCCCAGGCATTTGCGTTTTAGGCTTGAAGCCCCGGAAGGTAAACCGTTTTGCCTTCCCGTTTTACTGCGGTCAGGGATTGTTTTTTTAGGTTGGCAGGATCATACGAAACATGAACCCAACCGGAATCCGGGATGCCCTGGGTGTAAAACTCCAAGATCACTTGCGTATATTCCAGGTTGGATTCGATCCACTCCGCCAATTCCGCGTTGGGTAATCCTGGGATTTCAATATCCGCCGCCATGCCCCGCGTATGATCCGAAGGCTTTGCGCCTTGTACCCCACCAACTGCGGCATTAACTGCCAGGCAACGGAACCCGGAATTAACCTTTACGCCGCGCCCGAAGTGATCGCGTACCGGTTGCAGTACCTTTTCCGCAAGTACCTTTAGGTTTTCAACCACTTCAACGGTTGGCGTGTTATCAATGTTTTGGCGAAGTGCGGTTTCACTTTTTGTCAATTCTTCCAGGGTGAAGTTATTTGTTAGTTTCATCGCGCCGCGCTTTCATATCCATAATCTTTTCCAAGGTGCGCCCACCAAAGTAAAACGACATAATCAACATACCCCATTGCCCCAACAACTCCACATATTTTTGGTTGGCATCCTGCCCAAATGCCGACATCATGGCAAACAGGAAGTACGCAAACAAAATAAAAATCAAAGTCATCGGGCGGATGTTTTTGCTTAACCAGGAATCCGATGCCATATCCGCCGCTTGGCGTTTGGTTAATTCTTGGGCTTCAATGTTATCGGCGTTCAACTCTGCCAATCGCCCTTCTTGTTGCATCTTCAACAATTCTTGTTGGGCTTTGGCTTTGGCTTCGGGATCAGGAATAAATTTATCTAAAACCTTCATGCCAACATCAAACAATGCGGTAAGTGGAAACATTATTTTTTTGCCCTTTCTTCAAGTAATTTAACGCGAACATGAAGATCGTGAATTTCTCGATACAATTCTTCACGCATTTTTGATCTACGATCTGCACTTATAGGGCTATCGGTTGGGATTCCTTCGCTTGTAATTAACGCAGGCATTTTCCCTTCAATTTGTGTAAGGCGGGTTTGAAATGATCCCACTTGCCCAAGTAACCAGGCGATGCACATTACCAAAATTGGAATAATCGCCTTCAATAAATCTTGCATATTCATTTATCACCCCACTTCACTTTGCGCCAAAACTTCCAATACCAAATTTTGCCGAAATTCCTACAACAATCAATCCGCAAATAATTACCAATAGCGACCAAATGCCTTTTTTGGCAACTTCCAATTTCAATTCCTTCCAAAATTGTTCCTGGGCGGTTGCGGCTTTAATCATGGCTTCGTGATAATTACGATGCCCTGCAAAATCGGTTGTTCCATCCGGATTAGTTGCAAAAGCCCCGTTGATTTGGCGCAAAGCATCCATGATTTCATCAAATCGTTTATCAATATGGGCGTTATCCGAACGCGCTAAATTAACTTCATTTTCCATTTATCAGTTTCCAGGTACATAAATTACCCACGAAAGGGTTGGTTCATTCCAAATATACATTTGCCCATCTTCCGGATACGGAACAGGGGCTTGCCATGTATAAGTTTCCGTGTTTAAAAGCCAACTTGCAAAAGGTTTAGGCGGAATAAATACATTCAAAGCCGAATCGTATGAATAACCAGGCGCAGGAAAGTTTTTTTGCGCCCCGCCGCCTTCAATTGCTTCAACCCAAATGCCGCCGTATGTTTGTTCAACCCAACTTACATCGTAGTTATCCGAAACAAAAATAACTTGTTGAACAACTTTATCGGTTCCAATTTGTGCATACCAAGCCATTTTCTTCCCCTTTTATACGCTAAATGTTCCGGATGATGTAAATGTATGGTAAGTAAAAGTACCATCATTTGTAATGGTTCCGCCCGATGCCCGAACGGTTGTTCCCAAATATCGAACAACCAATCTTCCACCGTTACCACCGCCCGAACCCGTACCGCCTGTACCTGCACCGGAACGCAATGAATCACCTGAATTGCCAGGCGTGGTTCCCGATCCTGAATACATGGTTACGGATGTTGTTAGCCCCGTATTAAAGTATCCGGAACCGCCACCGCCTGCGGACCCTGGGTTGGTATTAGAACCTGCGCCACCACCAAAATAACCGCCGCCGCCGCCGCCGGAACCGCCGGAATCGCCTTCACCGCCGGAACTTCCGCCTTGTAAAGCGGAACCCCCCTGCGATACGGATGACCCGCCGCCGGTTTGCGTACCGCCACCACCACCCACATTATTACCGTTACCACCTGCCGCGCCGTTTGTGCCGCCACCGCCACCGCCTGCCGCGCCTTCATACGCACCGCCACCGCCACCGCCTGCAATCAAAAGGGCGTTTGCTTGCGATGAACTGCCAACGAAGAATCCGGTTAAACCGCCGCCCTGTCCACCATAACCAAGGTTACCGGCTAAACCGCCGCCGCCTGGTACTGCACTACCCGCACCCGCGTTCGGTGCCAT